GTAAGTACTGTTTCTCCGCCTCCGTTCGGAAGTCTGTTATCCCCCAGAATCTTGTACCCTCCGCTATCGCCGGATTCAAACATTTTCGGAAACTTAGTTTTCAGATTTGAAATTTTATCCTGCCAACCCTTTATATTCCCGTTTTCGTCAAGCTCAATAGCTTCGCCGCTTTCGTTCAGCTTAAACGTAAGATAATCAACGTCAACCGCGTTTTCAGACATAAGAGCGACCTTGACGGCTGATTTAAGCTTGGTTTCTTCAAGCTGCGTCCGCAGGTCCACTACCTGCTCTTCGTATTCGCTGATTTTACTCTGTAAGTCATCGTTACTCTTATTACCTTTTTTAAGGTCTTCTATAAGAGCGTTTGCGGTTTCAAGTTCAGTCTGTTTACCGTTAAGCTGACCGTTAAGGGCTTCATATTCATTTTTTTCCACGTAATTACCGCTGCCTATATCCGCCAGTTTTATTTGCTTTTCCTTATCTGTTTTAGTACTGTTATACTCGTTAATTTTAGTTTCAAGCTGCGAATACAGATCGTCGCCTAAAAGCTTTTTTAAAAATTCCATAACATTACCTCCAAAAAATATTTAAGCAGTTTTATGCCGTGCTCAGGGCATGAAAAGAGCGCTCATAAAAGCGCTTAATCAATAGTTTCAAAGCTTACCGGAATCCACATATTCGGATTGAAGTTAAGCGTATAGTGGTAATTATCAACGTAATTATCCGTAACATCTTCGACCGTATAAGTAACGTTATCTGATAGCCCTATAAAATGCTTTTTATATGCGCCGTTTTCATCTTCAACAATGATTTCAAGCTGATTTTCTGCGGTATCCACATTTAAGGACATTTTTCCGGTCATTTGAAAAAGTACATCGCCCTGAATGCAGTTAATAACGGTTATTTGCCTAATTGTGTTAAAGTTATCAGCTTGCTTTGAAATATTGTACGATACTCTTTCAGACTGTCTTTGACATCCGACAGACAATGCCGACATCAACGTCAGCCCCATTACGGCTGCAAGTATTTTCTTTGATTTTCTTTTCATAATTCTACCTCTTTCTTTTTTAGTGATATATAAAAATAACGCTCCGGCTATTGCCGAAACGCTTAACAAGCTATTTTCTTAACATTCGTTACTTCTATGAAGCTTTTTATCCGGTCGTAACCCCAGCCGCAATTAATCAAAGACGACACGAGCATTTCCATGCTTTCTATATCTCTGAGCTGTTCCGCTGTAAAACAATCGCGGAGATTATCTTTTTTGGGAATACCGTAATGCTCTCTCAGCTTATTGGCGTTCATGCCGAACAAAACCTTGTAAATGCAGTTTGTATACGTCGAATACGCATGACCGTGCATTCTTTCGTTTTCAGTAGACTGCTGCAAGGCTTTCGTGAGCGACTGCCTGACTGCGATCCCCTTTTCTCGTTCTATAAGCTTGCCCTTAAGAATATTTTCCATGACTTCAAACTGATTTATATAAGCCTCTTTAAAAGCGTCAGCTTTTTTGCCTGTGTAGCCCATTACCAAAAATGAGAATCCATTTTTTGTCATGTAATAGCACGGCTGTTTACGGCCTTGCTCATTAATGTATGTCGACTCCGCAAAATTGCGGAGTCGGAATTTATCTGAACAGCCGAGATTACGAATAGATTTCAGCACATCATCATGACGTTTCTCAAACGTCTCCGCTACATCAAGACTGCTTACAACAGTTACTTCCTGCTTGTTGATTTTCGATACTTCTACTAACATAGTAATAATCCTTTCAGTTATTTTATTTTTGGGTATAAAAATAGCGCATACCTTTAGGCATACGCTGATTTGTATTAAATTGTGATATAACTAAACCGCCTTATCAAGGCGGCTATAACAACTTTAAATCTTCTTCACTGCAATTAAAAAGTGGAAAATCTCCTCCATAACCGTCTTTGCGTTTTCCTTTGATGTCACTTTCAACAGTTATTACTGTTTTGCTTCCGGTTTTTACGATATCAACTATTGTACCGGGGAGATTCTTCGATTTTATTATAACTTTATCATATAAATTAAACAATAATATCAATCCTCTCTATGACCGGTTATCAACCGTGGTTTACTTTCTGGAGTATCTTTTCTCCAAACAATTCGGAATCTTTTCTTATTATTAACACCGAGATACATAAATGTGCTGAAATCCTCTGTTCCATCCTCATTCTTTTTTATATCTAAGACTTTTGAATTATCAAACTCCGAAGTGATATCATTGAAAAGGCGTTCATAATCATTCTCATTGTATCCTACATCAAAAAATTCCTTGGAATGTTTTGCGCCTGGTTTTAATAGAAATTTATTGATTTTATCGGGATGAATTTCAATTCTTTCACTTGCCTTTATTATACCACTTCTACTTGAATTGTCAATATAATTTTCCGCCGTTTTTTCCACTCGTCAGCTTTTTTACCGTACATGCGCCTATTGTCTTCATCAAGAAAATTTTCGGACATTCTTCTGAACTTTTCCGACTGATTTTCGGCATACCTTCGTTTCTGTTCGGCGTTGTACTGTTCTATAAGCTCCCGCCGTTCTGATTCTGTATAAGGTTTACCCTCGTCAGAAATACCCTCAAAATATGTCGTATGACCGTCCTTACATCTCGGATGGTAAAGTCCCTTTGCTATAGCTGTACTCATAAGCATATGCTTTCCGTCCGGTCTGCCCCCGCTCCATACATCGTCGATAAGTACTTTGCCTACAAACGGAGCGCACATAGGGCACGGATTGCCGCGCTTATTCATAATAACAAGGCTCTCGCCCCATTCCCTGCGCATTTCCCCTTCTCCGGTCAAATACGCCCTTTTGCCTGCGGTTGACAACAACATAGATATATAATCACGAATGCCGTGTCTCGCTCCGTTCTTGTATTCAATACAGTTTATTCCGGCTCTTAGAAAATCCTTTGCCGCCATGTCAACAGCCTTTTCATATGTTCCCGCCCCGCTTGCCGCATAAACCTGAGCGTTAAATACGATCTTTCGATACTGATCGTTTGCCATACGAAGCACGGCATGCTCGGCGCGTTCAGCGTCGTTAACGGTCGCCCTTATCAAAGCGTCCATTTTACGGGTATTCATTTTTATGAATTCTGCTGACGTTTCAGCATGACCGCTGAATATATGTTTCGGCTTATAACCTTTTTTAATAGCTTCCAATATTTTTATTTCCTGATTTGCCGATCCGTCAGTTCTCTCCTGTCTGATAAATTCATCTATTCTTGCATTAAGAGAAGCAAATTCCTTGGAAAATTTCTTTTTATTCTTCCGGCGGTATTCTTCCATAACCTTCAGTTGAATGGTCTGCCACATTTCCCAGTTATAGCCCTCCTTTGTTTCTTCCGCGCGGTGACGTTTAAAGTTGCGGAACATAGACGAAATCAATTCATTCTCAATACGGGCAAAAGCTTCGCTGATATCGTAATCAGGCATATTTTTTATACCTCCGGTTCAATCGTTTCAGAATCAAACGTATCGTCATTAATCAGAGTTTCGTCAATCTGCGCTATGCCCTGCTCTTCCTTAAGTCTTTGTATCTCTTCCGCTTTCCATTGCTTGTCCTTACTGTCCCCGTACAGTTCCTCAACGCTTGCCTCGATACTCATAATACCTCCCTGCTTGGCCTTTGATATCGTTTCAACCTGAGATTCAAACGAAGGGTTAGCATATTCTCCGAACGGAATACTGACTTCGATTTCCTCCGGAGCTTTTCCCAGAGACATAATATATGCGTTTATACAGGCGGCCGCTAATTTAGGAAGCTGCTCCTGCATAGCTTCAACTATAGCGTTTCTTGTATAAAGAGTCGCCTTTTCTTTTTCTCTCTGCGCCTCTGCGTTATCAAGCTTTTTTACGTCGATTCCTAATGTCGAGGGGCTTATAATCCCCTGCAAGCACAAATCAAGCGCGGTTACATAGCTTGCAAGATAGCTGTCGTGGGGAATGTCGGGCTGCTTTACTTCAATACCCGATCTTCCGTCCTCGGCAAACGCGCTTGCGGTCTGAATAAATCTGTTGTCAAACGGGTTTGGTTTCAACAGCGTTCCGTTATTCTCATTTTTCGGAATCATATCCTCCGGTATATAGGTTTTCGACCTTCCGGCACGCAGCGCGTCCATCCACTGCGACCATACCTCGTCAAAGGCGTCGAAGCTGTCCAGCTTACCGTCGAAAATACTTCCGCCTCTGTTTTTATATTTTGCGCTTTCAAATATTTTAAAGGGTACTGCAAGTATCTGCGACCTATCAAACGCAATAACAGGTTTAAGATCGCTAAGAGCTGAGACTGCGCTCATATCAACGGGCTT